CGACAATCGCCACGGTCCATCCGTTGTCGCGCAGATACTTCAGTGAACGTTGGCAAGGCTTGCTAGCCATTAAATCGCCCTCCACAAACACTTAGGACTGCGGTTAGAGCTGTTGGCCGGCGCGTACCCGCAACGCCGCATCATGCCGCGTTTGGCCCCGCGCTGAATCACTCCACCCCAGCTTCGCGCATCCGGCGGATCCGCAATCTTGCCGCGCACCCAGTCGACGAATTCTTCAGCCAGGAAGTCTTTACCGAAAGCCACGTCCACCAGAAACTCACGCAGGAGGGCATCGGCTTGCGCGTTCCACCCGGGAGTAGCATGCTCGGCATGCTGGGTGGAGCGCGTGATCCCCTTGTCTCGACGCCCCTCTGCGCTTGTTCTCCCGTGCATCGCATCGATGGCGGGAAACTCGGAAAACAATCGGCCTTGGTCACTCATAGCGCAAAAGCCAGCCACATGCAGGCGAACACCAAACCGATGGTGAGCAAGAAGATAATCAAATTCTGCACGCGCTTCGGCACCTTGAAGTAGTGCGGCGGGCGGTACAGCATGCGGCGTGCTTCGCGCATACTGATCTCCTCGCGCTGCATTTCCTCCAGTTCGAGTTGGCGTTGCGCGGTATAGACGTCCTGGCGGAACGAAGCTTTTAGATTCAAACGCATTCAGTGGGCTCCTTTGACAAAGTATTGAATCAGTAGGCAAAACGGCACAGCCACCGCCAAATCGATGAAGTAATGCTCACCGGAAACGATGGTGGCGCAAGCAGTCAGCGCGAAGAACGTCCACGCGAACAAGCGCACCCAAAGGTTCGAAGTATTCAGCGCAGTCAGCAACGCCCACGAGAAATGCAAACTCGGCATGCAGTTGCGCGGCCCTTCAATCGTGGAAAGGAAGTGGATACCATCGGGCGACAGATGCAATGGTCCCGCAGCAGGGAACAGGTTATAGAACGGAAACGCAGCGAGTCCCGCAGCGAACCCAGTCCACACCACGCGGACATTGCGCTCCAGCGCATACACCATGCCCATGGCAAGCGGCAAAGCGTAGTAAACGACCTCCAGCAGCTTGGTAAAGCGCGGCAGATGAAACTGCGTCCAGATGCAAAGCTTCAGCGCATCCAAGCGGAATAGCGTCCAGTCGAGATGATAAAGAGCCAAGTCCACAGTCGAAGGATTCAGCGCAATGGTGAGCCGCTGCGGCAGACTGAGCAGGATCGCAAAGCAGGACAACAGGACCGCCACCAACACGTCGCGGTAGCGATCCCGCTGCCAGAGCGAGCCCACCAGAATGCACAGAGAGCCACCGAAAGCGCAGAAGATGAACACGTCTTATTCCTCGCGTCCGCTGGCCTTGACCAGCAGAATGCCAGTGAAGATAGCCAGCACTATAAAACCGATTGCGATATTCTTCAGGAGTTCGATAGCTTCAGTCGTCATTGCCCGTTCTCCTCGATGTAGTCGTAAAGCTTGCGTGTCGCCACGCTGTGCCGCTCGGTGACCACGCGTAATTGTTCTTCGGCGCGCAACAGTTCGCGCCAAGCGGCAGCCTCCTCGGAGCGCAGGAGGGATAATTCACTGCGCTCCTCGGACTGGTCTTCCTGCGTAAAGCGTTGGTTGGCGAATTGGCCGTCTAAGATCATGGAGTCATCTGCTCCTGAAGCTTTTCCTCAAACATTGCAAAGGCCTTTTGTGAAACGACGTAGTAGCGGTTCCCGCCGCATCCGGTAACAACGTAGCAACCCTTTGCCAAACGATGCGCGGATCTTTCGGTGTCACCGCAGCATTGCGCGTGAAAGACTGCGTCTGCTTTGGTGTCGAACTTTTCTGTCTCCGGCAGATTGTCGTATTGGAATACGTGCCACTTCATTGCGCCACCTCCGCTATATGCGCCTTGAACTTCTCGAAAGCGCTCCACAACTCAGGAGCGGGCTGATCAGTGGCTGCCTCGTGCGACCAACCATGAAAAGTGCGCCCGCATCCACACTGAATACCGCGCATCGGCGACTCGCCGTAAACGAAGACGTTGGGGAAATGTTTCCATGGGTAAGGGCTGCCCGCGCAAGGCGTGATCACCGTGCGGAAGTTGCGGATCTCGGCATACAGTTGGTCGTAGCTGATCATGCGCGACCTCCCCCACATTTGCAGTTCCACTTTCCGCACTGTAGGCAGTCGCCGATCTTTCCATCGATGGCCCCGTTGATCATTCGCATCACAACGGCAGTGTCCTCGGTTAGGAACCACTGCTCGCCATCCAGATCATCTGCAGTCTGCCTCGTTTCAAGTACGAAGCGTTCATGCTCAGGATATTCACGGTCATCAAGCTGTTCTGCGTCTACCCAGACCCACAAAACTTCCCCATCAGGAAGATTCGCGCTGAAGCTAGCGCAGGCATCGTTGTGCCAAGACTGATCGGTCAGAACGCCTCTCGTGACCAGCGCTTGCAGTTCCTGCGGAACGTTCCACTTCGCGCCAAATTCTTGTTGCCAAAGTTGCGTGGCCATCACACGACCTCCTGAGGCTCATACGCTCCCGGCATCACGGGGATCTTGGGGAGTCCCTTCGCTTCGCGCAAAGGATTGGCCCATTCGACGCAAGCACGGCAAATGGGTTCTTTGTGACCGTTCACCACGGCGCTGGGCACGAGGTCAGGATTAAAAGAGAAAATTCGTTTGCAGTTGCAGCAACTTCCGGTGCAGGTCATCCAAGCCATTAGAGCACCCGCACAGCCTGCGAAAGATCGATCTTGCGATATTGCTGCTTGGCAACCATCTCGGCGCGGAAGATTGCAACCGCTGCCCCAATGCCTTTGGCCGCATCTGCGATGCTGGTCGTTTCGCAGGGCATGGATTCGAGCGTGTACTGAATGCTGTGGTGCAGGGCCATCTCGCTGCTCAGTTCATCGAGGTAGCCATCCTTGTCGTATACGTCGAAGCTTGCCCAAGTCTCGTTAGCCGTGCCAAACCAAAGCGTGTAGCCATCCACGTTCACCAGAACGCAGATGATCCCGCCGCCCGTGTGGCTCGCTTCGGCGTCCCAGCCATCGGCGCGAAGCTTGGCGGCAATGTGCTCAAACCATTCTGGAGAATCGACAGCAGGAACCCGGGCCAGCATCTCCTCCGCCTTGAACTTCCACTCGGAGATGCCCATCTGGACTTCTTCAAAGGATTCCTTGAAAGGGTAGGTGCCCTCGAAATCATGACCTTCAAGAACGGAGTCGGCTGCTAGATTTTCCCAAGCGGAACGCAGTTCGCTCGCCGCTTCGGCAAAATACTGCAACCGTTCTATGTAGTACTGATCTGCGGATTTCTTTGCTTCTGGTGAGGTGGCTCGCATCGGCTTGCTCCTTTTCGGTGGCTGCCTGACTGCTTTGTTGATGTACCTAGTCTGGACCTCTCCATAATACTTGTCAAGAGAAATTATCAGGTATTGACAACTATTTTTAACCCCTTAAAATAGGCCAATTATGAGCCAAAAACGCCCAGGTCGCCCCCGCAAGGAAGCGACTGAAGTCCTATATTGCCGGGTTCCCAAGAGCTTGGCCCAGCTTTTGCGCCTAAAAGCCCATACCGACCAGCGGCAGCTTTCCGCTGTTATCTATCTGATCATTAAGGATGCACTGGTAACGAATCAATGATAACTCAGGGCGGGTTTGAGGACACGAATTGGTGCTCAGTGAAGTACGTTTATTTTGCACTTCATCCGCAAAAGCCCTGGATTAAGATTGGCGAAAGCTGAGGTAGACTTGCGCGAATGAGCAAAAAAGAATATCGCATTCTCAATTTAGGCGCCGGCGTTCAGTCAACCACGGTTTACCTGATGTACGATTTTGATTACGCGATCTTTGCCGACACCGGAGAAGAGCCGCAAGCGGTCTACGCGCACCTTGAATGGCTCAAAGGATTGAAGCGCAGTCCCATTTTGGTATGCGGCAAAGGCAAGCTAGGCGATGATCTGATGCGCGGCGAGAACAGCACCAAGCAGCGATTTGCATCGATCCCTGCATATACTGCAGGCAATGGAACAGAAGAAGGCATTCTGCGCCGACAATGCAGCAAGGAATACAAAGTGGAAGTGATTGAGCGCACCATTCGGCGAGAGATCCTGGGGCTCGCTCCGCGCCAACGCATTCCGCGTAACGTCTATATCCATCAGTTCTACGGGATCTCGCTCGATGAAGCGGGCCGTGCCTTCCGCATTCGCAAGAATCTTGAACAAGTAAAATGGATCACACCGCATTTCCCTTTGATCGAAATGGACTGGACTCGCGCCGACTGTTTGAACTATCTGGCGAACAAAGTTCCGCATCAGGTGCCCAGGTCGGCTTGCGTATTCTGTCCTTACCATGACGATGCGGAATGGTTGCGCGTCAAAGAGAATCCAGTGGACTGGGCTCGAGCGGTGCAGATCGATGAGGCCTTGCGCGTTCCTGGCAATATCGTCAACCGCAATCTGAATCAAAAACTGTATGTGCATCGTTCCTGCCAACCACTGGCGCAGATCGAGTTCAAGCCGCAATCGCCTCGAGCGCAGCAATTGAACATCAAGTGGAATCAAGAATGTCTCGGAGTCTGCGGCAACTGAGGTAGAATCTCCGCATCGGGGAGCGCAATGAGCAGAAAGCCTCGCGGAGTAAAGAGCACGCGCAAAGGTGTCCCAAAGAACTTGCCATCTCTGCGGCAATCCCGCATCGCAGAAGAGTTTATGAAGGGACGCACCTATAAAGAAGCAGCCATCCTCGCCGGCTATCCCAAAAAGAACGCAGCACAGTCCGGCTATCAAGCCCTGCACGGCAAAAACATTCATTCGAAAGTCACACAGATGCTCGATGAAGCGGAACTCTCCGTGCATGACGTGATTCACAAATATTTAAAACCGCTGCTGAGAGCGAGCGAGACACGCTTCTTCGCGCATGAGGGAAAGATTCAGGATTATGTGGAGGTAGATGATAACGCGATCCGCCTGGATGCTTCAAAAACAATCCTGAACATGCATGGAGCGTACGCGCCGAAGAACCCAGCGGAAGCCGCGCAATTCGGAGTCAAGGTGATTGTGATTGATGTGCCACGGCCGAAGTTTGATTTGCCCAGCATTGGTCCTGGCGATCCGCTGCCGGACTTCGACAAGCTGGAAGCGGAGTGGGCCGCGAAGCAGAACGGGCACAAGAAGCAAGAATAAATACCGCTAGACGGTCTATCCCCACTCTGGTATATACCTTCAGGCATGAAACCATTCTTCCTGAAGCTCGACAACGATATATACGATGCCTACAAGGCGGCGGCGAAAGCTGATGGGTTATTCATGTCGGAGTGGATCCGTCGGCAATGCCGTAAAGCGCTAGATTCTAGAAACGAAGCCAATCATGAAGGAAACGCTGGTGGATCGCAGCGAGTTCGCGGTCGAAAGCCAGGTCCAGCTCGAGGAACGCCAAAAGCAGCGCGAGAGACTTGCCCGCACGGAGTCGAAAAAGGCTGGCGATGCTCACTCTGCGGGAAGGTAGTGGAATGAGCGATAGCAAGCCAAGCCAGCAGGCGCTGGAAGCAGCGCTGGAAGCAGCAAGGAAGTGGTTGACCGACTTTCTGGCAGGAGCGCACCCCGCCGCAGCAGGAGGGAAAGCAGCCATGACGAACGTTGAGAAGCTGGTGGAGAAGTTGCGCAAGGACGCAGACGACGCAGCGACAGAAGGCTATAACCCAGCGTTGATAGCGATGGGACGTGGTATAGCTAACGAACTAGAGCAAGCCCTCGCCGCAGACCGTGAGGGAAGGCAGGAGCCGCGAGAGAATGACGTGGTTTTTGTGCGCGGCAGATACCGTGGGCAATTCAACAATGAGGAAACACGTGTTCAGTTCGATGGAGATGAAGTTTGGTCATGCGTTCCTAACATTGCGCTGGCCGCACAGCCCATCCCTGAGAGGGGGCAGAAGCGCAAGTGCAAAGAGTGCGGGCATGAACACAGAAGTACAGAGTACTGTATTCACTGCGGTTGTAACGTAGCCCCCAGCATCCCTGAGACGGAGGGAGTGCGTCAAGTATTGCGAGAATTGCTGGATGCCTGTTTGTTGGCCGATGCACACGAAGAACTGTCGGGCTATGTGGATGGTTCGCTGTTGGATAAAGCCCGCGCCGCACTTGCCGCTTCCCGTGTAGCGGAGGCGTTGCGGGCCGTGCAGGGAGAGGCCAGGGCTGTGGTAGACTCCGGACCCAAGGAGAATCCCCAATGAGTTTTGTTTCCGTGTTGAAGAGGATCGGCACAGTGCTGGCTAACGTAGCATCGATCGAGGCTATCGGCGTCCCAATCATCAAGCAGCTTGCACCGCAGACCTCGGCCACCGTCGACAAGCTGGATCTCATCTTCAAGAACATCTACGGCGTCGAGGGTATGTTTGCCGCAGCGTATCCCGGGCAGCAAACAGGTCCGGAAAAACTTCTGGCCGCTTCCACGCTTATCGCTCCGATCCTGGCCTCGGTTGATTCCATTGCCGGCACGCACACGGAAGACACTGCGGCGAAGCAGGCGGCGATAGCCAAGATCGTTGGCGGATTTGCGGACTATGTGAACGCATTGACGGGTGGAAACGCGCAGGCATTGGCCTCGGGAGCCATCACCGTGATTCCCACTACGCTGACGGTGCTGCCTCCGGCTGCTCCGCCAGCATTGCCTGCGCCAAGCGCTGCTCCGCCTAAGCCATAATGCTTGTTCTGCGCAATGAGGGAGCGACGGTCTGTGTGCTGAACGAAGCGGATCTACTGGCGATGCGCCGCGGGCCGCTTGCGACGCCAGATGGCAAGCTGATGTTCGCTCTGTCGCCGGACCTGGCCTGGACCGCCGCAGCGTTCAAGGAAGCAGAAACTGATGGCGGACTCACCACGCAGAAGATCTGCAGTATCCTCGCAACATCCATCGCGAAGGCAAGCCCATGATTTAGGGCTTAAGTTGCAAAGTAGCGCAGGAGCAAAGTAAACTCCACCTCGGACAAGCAACGGGTGGGGGCTGGCCTCCTAGGGAGTAGGAGCTGGCCCCTTTTCTTGAATGCCGGCAATATCTTCCGACATCGCTATTGCGCCGCACGAGCAGCTTGCGGTTTCCAGCTACTACGCTCCTTGGGCGCATCAGAAAGCTTTTCACTACTCGCGCGCCAAATATAAATTGCAAGTCGGAAGCTTTGGTTCCGGCAAGTCGCGTCCATTACTGATGGAAGCGATCATGCACGCGCAGCAGTGGCCCGGGAGCAATAGCATCCTGCTTCGCAAGACGATTCCCGATCTCAAACGCACGGTCATCGACAAGTTCCTGGCGGATGTGCCCAAGGGCGTATACGAGCGTGGTTCGCAGGAGCGCGGCACCTACAATCAATCCGACCACATCTGTTTTCTTCCGCCCATCCTGCAGTTCGATGCCAAAGGCGAGCCAGTTATCGGGCCGGACGGTGAACAGGGATACCGCCAGAGTAAAATCTATTTCGCAGCATGCGAACGCGTCGAGGATGTCGGAAAGTTTCTCTCGACCGAATTCCTGTTCATAGGTTTCGAAGAGTTGGGCGAGTTTCCGTTCGAGATCTGGGCGGCATTCGCCGGACGCAACCGCTGCCCACTGCCAGGAGCTCGCCCTATCATGGCGGGAAGCACCAACCCCATGGGCATCGGCTGGCCGTGGATCAAGAAGCTGTTCGTCGAGCGCAAGCCCTGGTACGGCATGGACCCGGCGAAATACGATCCGCAGCAGTACTGGTTTATCCATTCAACCGTCGATCAGAATCCCATCTACAGCGAAGACAAGGAATACATTGCAACGCTCGAGGCCAACCCGCTGCGCGACAAGATACGCTGGGGAAGGCTCGATTCAGTAACCGGCCAGTACTTCGACATTTGGGATCCGGCCAATTATGTGCTGCCGGAAAGCGCATTCGCATTCGAACCCTGGAATCCCGTTTGGGTTGGCTGGGATTATGGATTCGGCCACTTCGCCACGATTACTTTCTGGACGAAAGCGATGCTCAAGCCGCGATTGCCGACTCATCAGCCACGCCTCGTGAATGTGTGCATCGGCGAAATGGCGTTGCATGAGAAGACCATTGAGGAACAGGCGCAGGAGTTCCTAGCCATGCTGCCCTTCATAGGCAAGATCATCGATATGAAGCGGCTCGAGGAACCACGCAGCGGCAATGATGCGTTTGAATCGGACGCACGCGATGAACTGATTCCCGCTCCGATCAGCAGCATCCACTTCTCATGGGAGCGTTTCATCAAGACCACGAAAAAAGCGGGAGTGAAGCGCAGCATAGCGGACGACTTGGGCGACGTGCTGGCGCTCAACAACATCATTCGTCCAATGCGAAGCAACACAGACCGTGTGGCAGGCTGGACGAAGATCTATTCCCTGCTCAGCATGAATGAACTGTATCTGCTCGAAGGCAAATGCCAGCATTTGGCGGATGCGATTCCGCTGGCGGTGCGCGGAAACGGTATCACCTGCTCGCTTGAAGATGTGATCAAGCCGAAAGGGCTGAGCCTTTCGGACGATATGATCGACTCAGCCCGCTATGCGGTGGCCGGCGTACTGCTGGAAGATGCCGGGGAGAAGCCACCGGAGATCGTGCTGCGCGATAAACTGGCAGGGATAAAAGATCCCATGCGCAAGCACGTTGAAGCGTTCAAACACTGGAATCAGCAGCAGGCTCGGGAGCGCCGGGGAAAACCTGGGCAGACAATTCCGAGTTGGATGCATCGAGTGAAGGGAGGATGAACTTGATCACCTCTGCGATCTCGTCCATCGCTTCCATCCAGGCCTCGCGTTCCCAATCGGGGAGCGTTTTCCAGTTGCGGGTAAAAGGAATACCGGTGCGCTCGCTCAGCACAATGTAGTAGTGCGTGAACGCGAGTTCGCCAAGCATTTCAGACTGAGGGCCACTCATGAGCCTTCCTTTGTCGGTGCGAATCAGTGTGCCCACGTTAGCATAGTAAAAAGCAATACCGTCATGTACTGGTAGCATGGCGGTACTAGTGTGGCAGATGCACTAGAACGGTGCTATGCTCCAGCGCATGTCCTGGCGTGATTTCTTCAAGTCGAATCTGGTGCACAGCCTCGAGAACGAGGTGGCCTATTTGCGTTCCCAGCTCGCGGAACAAAAAACCGCTTACGCCGCAGAGATTTCCCGTGTTATAACTCACAACGAAAGGCTGGCCGAGGAACTTCAGCGCACACGGGTTTTGCTGAGTCCCGGCTTGCAAGGCATCACTCTCCCGCACGAGATCGAAGACGACGCCAGCGAAGCTAAAGAAGTAATCAGCTTCGCCACTCCCTGGCAGCGTGAAGAAGCACGTTTGCACGCAGAAGACGCGAAGCGCACCGCTCTACGCAAAACGGCGGCCGCACAGGGAGCATCCGATGGCAATGTACGATCAACAGGGGCAGCGCCACCACTCAGCGAGTCGAGCAAGGCTAGCTGACGAAAGGCAAACCCTCAAGAGCACCGCAGGCAAGTCCAATCCCACTCCTACCGCTGGCGTAGGAAAAGCCGCACCGGCCGCTGGCACTGAACAAGATCTTTCCCACATGGAACCGAAGGAAGTTGTGGCCAAGCATGGTCCGGCGCACAAGGTCGAGGTCATGCACGATCACGCCAAAGGTGAGCACCATGTGGTAAGCCATCATCGTGGCGCTTATCACAAAAGCACTCACGGTTCAGCCAAAGAAGCTCACGACCATGCGGCCATGATGGCAGGGCATGAATCTGAGGAACCTGAAGAGACACCAGATAACGCCGCTGAGGAAGCGGAGGAGCAAGAGCACGAAGGCAGCATTCCGGGCATGGCCTAGTCGAAGTTGAGACAGGCGAACTCCCCGAAATGCTGTTTGGCGGCTCGGTCGTAAGCTTTGGCCGCATCTTTTTGTGAGAGGAAATAGCCGAGATGTATGCGCTTCCGGTTAACGTAAATTTGAGAAGCCCACTTCAAGGTAGTTTTGTTGAGGTTGTAACTACTGCGTCTAGCATAAAAGCTTCCGCTTTGGTGGGCAGCCGCATACCAGTTCCACTGCGAAAGCCATTCAAAATCTTCGGCATCCACAAGGGCGATTTTGTTTTGCGTAAGCGGAATGAATCTGTAAGGCTTGGAGATTGGCTGAGCAACAGCGGGGCGTTCCACGGCGATACGCTTTCTGGGCATGAATCCTCCGCGAAAGGATTTGTGCTGCTCGGCCATTGTACTTGAATGCTTTGCCTGCAGTGCAAAAAGAATCCGCAACTTAAGCGCGGAATCTATCTTTGCGCCGCATGCATTCAGAAGCTGATGGAGAAGAAGCCCGAAGCGAAAGCGGCGGTGGCCTGACATGCCATGGACAAGGCGCCAGGTTCGATTTTTACTGAGCAGTGGATCTCCGCTGACCGGATCGCAACAAACAAAAATGAAAGGTGAGCTGCACGCCAATCCGGCTATGGGACACATGAAAAAGGGCAGCGGGAGATTCGCAGAAGCTTTCAGAAAGGCGCGCAATAAATGAACGTAAATGCTGGCGGATCCATGCTGACTCCGATCATGGGATATAAAGCATCCATCGGGAATGCCGCTGATAATTTTGTGAGCATTCGTCTTCATCCGATGCAGAGTCTTGCGGTGGCCATGCTGTACACGAATGTGGTGCGCTTGCCGTGGTGGGTGCGATGCAAGATGAGAGTAAAGAGATTCTTCACAAAAAAGAATCCCTACTCCATGACTTTTATGGGCCGGATTTTGGTGGAAGACGTTTCCATGCCAGAAAACGAAATTCACTTCATTGGTAAAAACAACGAAGTAATAGCGAAAATCCAGAACCTTGGATTACCTGAGGTGCTGGGATGAACATCGGAGATGGATTGGCGTCCGGCGCGAAGAGCGCCAGCTTCACTGCGAGCGACAAGCGCATGACCAAAGAGCAGTGGGCTGCGATGTTTGAGCCAGAGGAACCTGTTTCCTCAAACGATGTCGAAAAACGTGCATATGAATCTGAAACACCTGAGGCCACTTGACACATCCGGAGCCAACCTATCCGCCCGACCACAAAAACCAAGCGGCGATTCGCGTCCCTAAAGGTGGCTCTTCCTGCGCTTCCTGCAAGTTTCTCGGTGAAGACAAGCAAAGTTGTAAGAGCGAGTACTACACGAAATGGAACAACGGCAGTAACAAACTTCTGGCACCGGCTGATTCGTTTTGCAGCGATTGGTATACCCCCAGGACAAATCTTTTCCGGAGGTGAGGAAATGCCGACGGTTAGTCCGGCGAAAATACAAGCAAGGCAAATCATGAAGATCAACGCTACCGATTCCAAGACAGGCAGTGCAGTGCTTGAGCTTTATGGCGGGACTTCAGTGACAGCAAGCATCGCGCACCTGAATGCCAGAACGCCCCAGGTCGGAGACTACTGGGTGGTGCCAAGCGAAGGCAATCCGTATATCGCGGCCAAATCTACGTTTCAGATCAGCTATTGAGGTGAGCCATGGCAAAAGGACATTGGATGCAAGGCGTAAAGAAAGAGATGAAGTCGAAGGGAACGGAGGGCAGTTTCTCTCGAGCGGCGCACGCGCACGGTAAAAGCACTTCAGAGTATGCCCACGAGAAAGCTGGCTCAAAGGTGCTGGTCGGAAAGCGTGCGCGGTTGGCATTGGCTTTCGCTGCGGCGCGGCACAAGAAATAACCATGGATGGGCTCAATTACACTCCGCAGATCGGCACTCCCTTTGTCTGGGATCGCTTCCTCAGGCCCGGGGAATGCATAAAAGACGCTGACGGTCTGTGGCATGTAGGCGAAGGAACGGATCTGCAGGCGGCCATCTTTGACATGAACCTGACCAAAGCGGATCACAAGCTTCTGAAGGCGTTGCGCATAGAAAAATAAATGGCCACTACTCCGCATGGACTGACCGGATCAGATACGCAGGACGAGCCGAAGTACGCGATAGGCGTGCTGGCCGGACTCGAGTACAGTAACGTTCCCAACGCTGAACTCGACGAAGAGCAGAAGAAATGCCTGAAAGCATTGTGCAAGAAAGCGGATAAGCGCGACTATCCTGCACGGTTGGTCGAAGTAATCCAGACTTGGGAAGCGGCTCTGTTCTATCGCGGTTTCCAGTTCCTCACGCTATCGAAGAACGGCAATGGCTGGCTGATCCCCGGCCAGGATTCCGGCTACGGACCCGCCATGCAGTCGGAACTGGCATTGTTGCCTTCGAATGTTTACTCCGCTTCAGGGCAAATGCTGATTGCTGCATTGACCCGCGCTATTCCCAATGTGCGTTTCGGGCCGGAGTCCGGCAACGATGACGCGCAGATCACCGCTGCGGAATCCGCCGACAAGTATGTGCAGGTGATCCGGCGCAACAACAACTTGATTATGGTGCAGACCGACGCGGCACGTTATGCATTCACAGACGGTCGCTGGATTTACTGGTCGCGCTTCGTGAAAGACGGCCAGCGCTTTGGCTGGGAAGAGGACGACGAACCGGACAATGTCACACCGGAAACAGAACCTCCGGACGATCAAGCGCAGACTCCGGTCGAAGCGCAGGCAGCGGAGGCCACTCCAGAGAGTGCCGAGACTGCACAGGAAGGAACTGTGGAGCCAGTTTCAGAAGAAGCACAATCGGAAGCTCCGGTAAAGCGAAAACCGCGGGGCCAGGAGGTTCGCACATGCCACGGTAAGCTGGAAAGCAAAGTCGTTCCGATGAGCGCCAACAGTCAGGATGAAGTGGATGTCCTGATTCTGGAGTGGGAGATTGACGTGACGCGGGCCAAGGCCAAAGTGCCGTGGTGCGCGGACGACATCAAAGCGACATCGAATGCGCCGTCCGATGGAGAAATTGCGCGATTGGCGCGGCAGAACGTAAAGCTAGGCATGCAGTCGAGCTATGTGACCAGCGACTCGATCGCCAACGACTGCACCGAAAAGCATTACTGGATGCGCCCTTCCTGGTTCATGGAGATTTCCAAGGACGACGAGCACCTGCGCGAGAAATTCCTCGAGATGTTTCCCGACGGTTGCCTCGTGTGCTTCATGGGAGATGTGCTGGCTTATGCACGCAACGAATCCATGGACGATTCGATCTCTATCGGGCAAGCCTATTCTGGCGATGGCCAGAATCGCAATGCCATGGGCACTAGTATCATGCCGGTACAGAAGCGTTTAAATAACTGGTTAGATCTCATGAATGATTTTTTCACGAGAGCTATTCCGAAGAAATGGATGGACAACAAGACGTTCAACGTCGAAGCGGTGCGCGGCCAGTCGAATATTCCCGGCGATATCATGCCGTTTAAGTGGAAACCGGGAGTCCCCGTCGCCGAATTGATCTTTGTTGAACCTGCTGTGGAACCTCCGGTTACGCTTGCGGACTTCATCAAAGAATACAGCGGACCTCTCCGCGAACTGCTCTCGGGAGCATATCCCGCACTCGCTGGTGGCGATGTCGGCACCGCCGATTCTGGTGTGGCCATCGCCACGCAGCGCGATTCCGCATTGGGAAGACTGGCTCCGACCTGGCATGCACTCAAGCAGTGCGAAGCGGAGTCGACGAAGCAACTGGTGCGCTGGGGAGCGAAGTGCCGCGACGGCAGCATCAACGAAAAGATTCCCGGCGGCGAAGTGATCAAACTCGAAGTAAACGACCTCAAGGCCAACATCCTGTGCTATCCGGAAAGCGACGAGAACTTCCCTGAAACCTACACGCAGAAAAAGAATGCGGTGATGCAATTGTTCAACGACGCTGCGAAGAATCCCATGCTGGGCGAAGTGGTGTACAACGCGGCCAACGTTTCGTTCTTCCAGAATATGATTGGACTAACGGAACTCTACATTCCGCAGGTGGCGGCGCGCAACAAGCAACTAGCTGAGATCGAACTGCTGCTCGCTTCGCAACCCATCCCCAACCAGAAATACATGCAGTTAAAGCAGCAAATTGGACAGTGGGAAGTGCTGATGGAGCAGGGCGGAGCTTCTCCGCAAATGCAGCAGCAATTGCAAGCGGCGGAAGAGGAACTCGAGTCCCAGGATCCCATGACCGTGCAGACGGCGGATGAATCGTTCTGGTCTTCATCGATTCCGGTCGATGCGGCATCGGAAGACAACCAGACCGAAGCGGATACGTTGTGGCAATGGCTGAATGGGCCGGAAGGGCGCAAGACCAAGAAGCAAAAGCCCGTGGGTTACACCAACGTGCGCCTGCACTACCTAGAAACGAAAGCTGCAGCACAGCAAGCTGCTGCGGCGGCCGCGCAAGGCCAAGGCAAGCCCCCGTCGATGTCTATCGGCTACAAGGATGTGGCCATGACCGATGAAGGCGCAGCCAAACAAATGCTTTTGAAAGGCGGCATCACTCCCACCGCTGGCGCGCTGCAACCGCCAGCGGGTCCGCCTGTTGGAGCCGGAGCAACGCCCGGGCCAGCCAAACCGCTTGCGCAGGGAGCGCCTGAACAGCCTCCCACGCGTGTGCAGTAAGACTAATCGGGGAGGAACGGGAAATGGACGGTGAACTTGGAACGGTTGTGGATACTGCTGTTTCTGCGGACACTGGCGCAACGGACGCCGGATCCACAGCTACAGAAACTCTGGAATCGCCGCAGGAAACTTCAGCGCCGCCAACGGAAGCTGTCACCACGGAACCAAAAGTAGGAGAAGCTGGCGGTGCGGAATCCGAGGGCGAGCTGGGCGGAGAGGAAGCGGAGTTAAGCGCGGGCGAAGGCGGAGCGCCCAACGCTGCAGAACTTAAGATCCGCCAGCAAATTTCCGATCTCAAGAAAAGCAATCCGGAAGCGGGCAAGGCCTGGGCCAAAGACCATTTCGAGAACGCAGCCTACAAAAAGGAATTTGGCAGCGTGCAGGACGCGCGCAAACTCCCCG